ACAAGTTTTTGTATGTTGGGGCTTCTTGAAAAGAAAATGTCTCCAATAATGGTTCTGCAATAGAAGCAATCATGTAAGATACTCTTTTATATAATCGATCTAAAGGAGATGTATATGTTTGACCTTCTATTAAAATAGAACTAGCCATGTTTAAAACATATGTTAAAACAGCAGCTTTTTCGGCTTGTACTGCTGATTTATTTAAAAATTCTACACCTCTTACATGTGTATTTCCATAAGGATTATGACAACATCCACCACCACGTGATTCTGAACCACAATATATACAACCAGATGCGTTTATATGTACATGAGTATCTGTAGGTGAATATATACACCCTTTACCATAAGATTCAGATCCACAATATATACAACCAGCAGAATTGTTCATTTTTAATATTTACTTTTTAAGTACAAAAATTCCAATACTAGTTTCTTTTAAGATTTTTAGGAGGAGTACCTATTCTAACATTTATTATACCATTATAGTAATCATCACTTAATAAAACGTCTCTACTAATCTGTTCTTTGATTTCTTCGTATGCTAATTCCCATTTAGAACCACAAGTTTTAAGTATTTTAAATGTAAAATTTTCTTTTCCGTGTTTTAGTATGTCTTCGTTAAGAACATTTGAAGAACTTGTATATGATTTCCAATCAGATTCTTTAAAATCTATTCGATTTCTTGTTTTTCCCTTTAATGGTTTTCTTTTTATCTTCGATTGGCATTGTTTTTTTCCAATATATTTTTTATTATTGATATTATTTGTTATTTCATAAATAAAACCAAATGTTTCTTCTGTTATAATAACATTTTCAAGTAAAAACCAATGACCGAAATCCATTATAATGCCTTTCTTTGAAGATTTCTTCTGATAATTAATGATTTGTTTTTCTTTTTAGATTTATTTTTACCTTTTTTAGAAAATCCACCATAAACATATCTAGCATCTCCTCTTGCCATAGAATCACTGTTATTTACATTAGAGGGTGGATTGTATACTGGTTCTTGTGGAGTACCTAATGATCCCCCTGTTCCAGCAGCATTCATATTTTCTAAAATATTATTAACTAACGCTTGAAAATTGTTTAACATATAGTATAGTTGTATAATATTTAATGCCATTATGGATATTTTCTTAAAATATAAAGAAGAAATTGATGAAGATACAAAAATAGATCAAATAAATCTATTAGATCGTCAAATGATGCATCCGGCAACTAGACACAAGTGGGTTGCTAGATTAATCCAACACAAAAGAACAAAAAATGAGTTGGAGAGAAGAAAAAAACTTTTAAAAGAAGAAGTTGTTAAGACTTTAGAAGAAAAAGGCATACCTACTGGTCTTCCGAAGGCAAGTTTAATGTCTAAAGTTGAAAATTCTGACGGAATTAAAAAAATAACACAAGAAATAGAAGATGTGGATCTTATGATCGAATATCTTGAAAGAGTCGAACAAATTTTTAAAAGCATGACATATGATTTAAAAAATATAGTAGATATCTCTAAAATGGAAATGACTTGATGGTAGAACTAACTCTAGTAAAACAAAACGGACAGATATTAACAGATTCAAATACGTTAAATATCATCCGTGAATATTTTTCTATAGCAAATCCTGCATATAGAAAAAATGTTCCATACATTCCTAGTCGTTTATATTGTATAACACCTGGAGGAAAGTTTGATATTGGATTAACTGGAGAAATAATAAAGTTATTGGAAGAAAATAATTATATTTTTAATATTTCAGATGAAATTAGGAAACAATTTTCATGTGGTTTTGAAAATCCTACTATAACATCTTTAGCTTTTGAGTTTAGAGATTATCAAGAAAAATCTATCATAGCCGCCATAAAACAAGGAAGAGGAATTACAGTTATTCCAACTGCTGGTGGTAAAACTCTTATATGTGCTGGTTTGATAGAAAGTACACGGGCAACTTTAAATGATCCAGATGCTTTGGTATTAGTAACTGTACCTTCTATACAACTTGTAGAACAAACTGCCGATGATTTTATATCATATGGACTGAAAGAAGTAACTAAATGGTCTGGAAAAAACAAATTAGATTCTTCTGCTAGAATAATTGTAGCAGGAACACAGATGTTAATGAGTGATAAGACAGATGTATCTATATTATCTGATGTAAAATTGTTATTAATGGATGAATGTCATTCACTTAGAAGAGGAAATGAGATTAATAAATTGTTAAAACTAGTAACAACTCCTCATAGATTTGGATTTACAGGCACAATGCCAACCTCAAAAATCGATCAGTGGAATATAATTGGAAAATTAGGACCAATAACATTTGAACAAAAGACATTAACACTAAGAAATCAAGAATATATATCTAATTTCAAAATAATTATCTTAAATGTACAACATAATACAAGACCAAAAGCAGTAACATCCATAAATCCATCTGCTGCATATGAGAGTGAGTTAGAATTTTTAATAGAAAATACAAGAAGGAATGAAATTATTTGTAATCTTTCCGATAAATTAACAAATAATACGTTAATCATGGTTGATAGGATATCACATGGAGAAATATTAGAAGAAACTATTAGAAAAATATGTGATTCTACAAGACCTATCTATTTTATAAGAGGTTCAACTGAAATAGAAGACCGTGAAAACATAAGATCATTTATGAATGATCGTAGTGATGTTATAATAATTGCGATTTCAAAAATTTTTAGCACTGGAATTAACATTCCAAATCTTCACAACATTATTTTTGCATCTGCTGGCAAAGCTAAGATTAAAATCATGCAATCTATAGGAAGAGCACTTAGATTACATCCAACTAAAAGCATGGCTAATATATTTGATGTTGCGGACAATACCAAATATGGAAGATTGCATTTAATAGAACGTAAAAAATTATACAATTTAGAAAAATATGAATACACCGAAAAAAAAATATCGTAAAAAAAGTAAAGAAACTGATGAAATCCACTATACCGCAGAAGAAGCAGAACTTCTAGGATTAGATATTGGATTTGTTGATGACGAAGAATCAAAAGAAGACGATTCAAAAGAAGATGAAGAGTCTTATGATGAAGAGGAATTTAAAATAGATTATGATAAAAAACCTAAAAATAAAAAGAAAGCCGACAAAGAAAAGTTTTATGTAGATCCTAAAGAATTTGATACTGAAATCATATCATATTATGAATCAAATATATTGACTGATAAATTAGCTCAAATGGTTAATAAAATTGCACATAAATTAAGTTATGCTCCTAATTTTATCAATTATTCATACAGAGAAGAAATGGTTGGTGATGGTGTTATAAGAATGTTTAAGGCATTGATGTCTAAAAAGTATAATCATGTAAAGGGTACTAATCCCTTTTCTTATTTTACTAGAATAGCATTCAATGCATTTAGAAATAGGATTAAAAAAGAAAAACACATACACGAAACTCATGAAAAATATAAAAATGAATTTTTGATGTTTACTGAAGGTTATAGTAATATTGTAAAAAACAATAAAAACAAAACAACGCATACTGATTTGTGATTAAAAATAAAAACATAGGAATATTTTCTGATATTCACATAGGACTTGGTCAAAATAGTTCTATGTGGCATGAAATTGTTTTGGATTTTGCCAAATGGATTAGTGATAAATATAACTCATTGGGTATAAGTGATATTATAATACCAGGTGATATATTCCATAACAGAAGTGAGATTGGTGTTAATACAATTTCTGTTGCTAATGAATTTTTTGAAATATTAAAGGATTTTAATATCTATATATCCACTGGAAATCACGATAGTTTTTATAAAGAAAACTCTACGGTAAATTCCATTAGCATATTGAAGGGGTGGAAGAATATTACAATTATAGATAAGGGGCCACTAATAATTAAAAGTTCAAATAAAACGTTATCTTTGATTCCTTGGGGAACTGCAATAGAAGATATTCCTAAAACTGATATATGTTTTGGTCATTTTGAAATTCAAAGCTTTTATATGAATGGAACCAAGGTGTGTGATCATGGATTTGAATCTTCTAACATATTAAATAAAGCACCTTTAGTTTTTTCTGGTCACTTTCATAAAAAAGATGATAGAAAGTATTCAAAAGGACGAATTGTATATGTTGGAAGTCCTTTTGAACATAATTTTGGTGATTCTGGAGACGAAAGGGGAGCATATACATTCAATATCGAAACGGAAGAATTGATTTTTATAAAAAATGATATTTCTCCTAAGCATATTAAATTAGATTTAACTAAATTAAAAAACAAAACACAAGATTCAGTGTTTTTACATAAAAATGTTCCTAATAATTTAATATCTTTAACAATAGATGACGAAATTTCTAATGAAAAGATAGATATATTAAGTGCTAGTATACAAAAATTGAATCCAAAGTCTTTTAGAATTGATTATAAATCAAACATTGAAAAGACAGTTGAAAATACAGAAAAGATAGACTATAATTTAATAGACATGGAAAAAAACATCGAAGAGTTTGTAACGGCCATTGATGTAGAACACAAAGCAAGTGTAATTGAATATTTAACAAACGTATATAAGGATTTAACAACATGAAAAATGAAATAGGAATTGGAATCATTGATATTTATGAACAAGAAGATTTGGATGTATGCTATTCGGTTATACCAGAAGAGTTAAAACCGAATACTTTTATTGTTTCTGCAACGGAAAATAAACAAGTTGGTGACAATTATAGGAAATATAAATCAGTTCCTATGGCAACACTTAGGAATTGGTTGATTTCTCAATTTAGAATGAAGGGATATAAATATTTTTTTATCATCCATTCTAATCAAATAGTAGAAGATCCGAATGTATTTGAAAAAACAATAAAAACTGCCGAAGTATTTGGAACTTGGTTTCTTTTAGGTGATGGAAAGAATAGTCTACCACTAGAAGATGAGGATAGTGGATTAACATTATATGCATCTCCAGAATTAAACAGTGAATTTATGTTTTTGGTATCTGGAATTATAACTAATAATGGTTATTTTGATGAAAGATTCTTTAACACAAAGGATTTAGACGTTCTTGATTATATTAATAAATTAAGAAAAAAAGGAGTATATACACCAGCAAACTATAATCCTACTATTGGTAGTGGATTTAAAAAATCTTATAATCCAATTAGAAAAATAGGATTTAAAGACATTCCAGACAAAGATAATAGTGTTTCTATGTCATATGCATATTTCTTCCACAACAATAAATACATACCAGGTCAGAATGATCCCGCAGGAGTAACGCAAGATCAATTATTGACTTCATTACAAACACTTCAAAAAAATTATGCAAAAAAATAAAATAGGATTGGGACTTATTACATGTGATAGATATCACTTTTTAGAAAAAAGTGTATCATCTATATTGGAACAGACAAAAAACTTTAATAAAGAAGAATTTAATTTTGTTGTTATTGATGACACATTAGACTCAATAAGAAAAGACAAAAATGAAATATCCTTTTTGAATGATGTTAATGTATTTTTTACACCAGAAGGGAAACAAGGAGTAGGTAAAGCTAAGAATTATGCTTTAAAAACTCTTATTGCTGCTGAGTGTGAACATATATTTTTAATGGAAGATGATATTGAAATGTTAGACTCTAATGTTTTTAGTCTATATATCAATGCTGTTAAAAATACAGGAATAAAACATTTAAATTTCGGACTTCATGGTAATCATAATAGAAATTTGGTAAATGAACCCATCACAAGAAGAATTATTAACTATCCCGATGAAACAAAAATTGTTTTATACCCAAATATTCTAGGTGCCTTTAGTTATTATCATATTGATGTTTTAAATACAGTAGGGATAATGGATGAGCAGTTTTATAATGCTTTAGAACACGTTGATCATACCTACCAAATCATAAAAGCTGGCTATCACCCTCCTTTTAGATGGTTTGCGGACGTACAAGGATCGGAGAATTGTCTTAAGGATATTGTTCCAGATCATCAACAAAGTAAAATAAGATCCGAAGAAGACTTCATAAAAAACTTTTTATCAAATCATGATAAATTTGTTGAAAAAAATAAATTTGCAGTTGTTCAAGGAAGAGGCCCCGCTGAGAATGATTACTCAGAAGAAGAAGTTGTTAAAAATTTGCAAGAAATATGGAAAAATCACGCAGAAAAATAGGAGTAGGGATATTAACCTATAATAGACCAGAATATTACCAACAAGTATTAGAATCTATACCTAAAGATCGCATAGATTGTTTGGTTATTGTTAATGATGGTGCTTTTTCGTATGTTAAAGATCAAGATGGTGATTGTGTAGTAAAAAATAATAAACAATTAGGCGTATCCATTTCAAAAAACATTATTTTAAAAAAAATAATAGAACAGTATGATTGCGAACATGTATTTTTAATTGAAGATGATATTATAATCAAAGATCCTAATGTTTTTGATGAATATATAAAAGCTGCAAACACCACTGGGATACATCATTTATGTTTTGCAAAGATTCAAAAAAATGAAGAAACATTAAAATATGTTTTAAAACATTCTAATGGAATTGATATAGGATTTTATCACAATCCCAAAGGTGCATTCATGTATATAAATGCAACTCTAGTTAAAAAGCTAGGATTTTTTGATGAAAATTATATTAATGCATACGAACACATTGATTTCACATATACGTTAACAAGAAACAATGTTGCTCCTCCTTTTTGGTATTTTCCAGATATTTTAAACAGTGATAAATATCTAGATATTGTAGAAGGAAGTGTTGATAATTCAACTATTTCAAATAGAGAAAATTATGTTAAGAATGCCAATTTATCATCTGATTATTGGATAAAAAAATGGGGTAGTTTTACTATAAACATAGAAGAAGATGATTTAAGGACTTTAAATCAAAAATTGGCAATATTACAAAGTAGATATAGTAGAAAAAAACTAGTAAATAAAGGAAAAAAATTGTCCATTATAATTCCGTATAGGAATAGAAGGGAAGCATTGGATAAAATAATTCCCTCTCTTACCGAGTATGTTTCAAAACAAGTAGAGGACTTTGAGATTATTGTAGTAGAACAATCAAACAACAATCCTTTCAATAAGGGATTGTTGAATAATATTGGATTTTGCAATTCAAGCAAAAATTCAGATTATTTTTGCTTTCATGATGTAGATCTTATTCCAGAATTTTCAGATTATAGCTTCCCTGTCATGCCTACTCACATGAGTACTCATTGTAGTCAGTTTAATTACATAAATATACCCGATAAAATAATGGGTGGCGTTATTCTTTTTAACAAAGAACACCTTTTAACTGTTAATGGATATAGTAATGAGTTTGTTGGATGGGGAAAAGAAGATGATGATCTATATAAAAGATGCGAGATAGAAAACTTAACACCATACAAGAGTCAGTTAGGTGCTTTTTATTCTGTTCCTCATATACATAGACTATCTGATCCATTAGAAAATCAATTACATGAAAAAAATGGATTGAGATTTAAGAAATTTTCTGAAGGATTGTTGGAAAAAGACTATCATAAATCCGACGGAATTTCTAATTGTTTGTCTTTTGTTAAAACTATTGACATTAAAATAATTGAAAATAAATACAAACACATATTGGTGGATTTTTAATTATGGCAAATATTTTATTTTATGATAATATGTTCTCATTGGCAGGAACAACAAAAGCAGTTTTGGATTATGCAGATGCTAATGAGAAATATTTAGGAAATAAGTCTTTCTTGGCTTTTAATAAAAAAATAGACTCTTCTTTTGAATCTCATTTGTCAGAATCTGTTTTTAAAAAAACTATAGATGATGCATTTCATATTGTTAAGGATAGATATCCAACTATATTGGGAAAATCTTCTTCAGAATTGGAAGAATTTATAAATAAAAATAACATTGATTACTTTTATCAGATAAAATCTGGAGAACCAAATGGATTTTTGTCTAAAAAAGCAAAAAATTTAATACATGCAGTTTTTCCGCAACATCCTAATAATAAACATGGTGATAAGTATGCTTTTGTTTCTAGTTGGTTGTCTGAACATTGTTCTTCTAATGAAATACCATTTATTCCTCATATTATAAATAAACCAAATTTTGATTTATGTGAATTGAAAAAAGAATTTAGAGAACAAAATGAAATTCCATTAGATGCAAAAGTTTTTGGTAGAATAGGAAGTTATAATGAATTTAATATAGAATTTGTACAAGAAACTATAAAAGAAATTGTAAATCAAAATAATAATATATATTTTATATTTTGTAATACCAAAGCATTTTATGAACATCCTAGAATTAGTTATTTTTATCCTGTTTATGAAGAAAAGGAAAAATATTCATTTATAGCAGCATGTGATGCCATGATTCACGCTAGAAAAAGAGGAGAAACTTTTGGATTGTCTGTAGCAGAGTTTTCATCTTGTAATAAACCAGTTCTAACATGGAGTGAATCTAATGAAAAAGCACATTTAGATATGTTGGGGAATAATGCGATTACATATAAAGATAAAGATGAATTAATTGATTTGTTATTGAATTATAAAATAGACAATTGTTTAAATTATAATTCTTATGATTTTTATAATTCTGAAAATGTTATTAAAATTTTCAATGATGTATTTTTAAAATAATTATGAGTAAAAAACTTTCAATATTAACTGTAACCTTAAAACAAAGAATGCCTGTTTTTGAAAATCTAGCAAGAGTTTTAAAAACACAAGCAAATAGTTCTGTAGAAATGCTTGCTGTTTGTGATAGTGGAGAAAAAACTATAGGAGCAAAGAGAAATGAATTATTAGAAGCAGCAAAAGGAGACTATGTTGTTTTTGTAGATGATGATGATATGGTATCTCCTTTTTATGTATTTGGTATTCTAGAAGCAATAAAACAAAATCCAGATTGTTGTGGTATAGAAGGTATCATAACAATAAGAAATGTTGGTCCCAAAAAATTTATACATTCTATTCAATATCAAGACTGGTTTGAAAAGGATGATATATATTATAGATGTCCTAATCATTTAAATCCAATTAAAAGAGAGATTGCACTAGATACAAAATTTCCAGATCAATCTTGGCAAGAAGATAAAGTTTTTTCAGAAGCTCTTAAGGGAAAATTAAAAACGGAAGTTTATATTAAAGGACCAATTTATTTTTACTATCCATCGAGGGGACACTAATATGATATACACCGATTTAAGATTATTAATAAAATTTCCAACAAGAGGAAGACCAGATAAATTTTTTTCCGTTTTAGACAAATATGTTGAAATGGCAACAAATCTATCTAAGATAGGATTTGTTATTTCATTAGATCATGATGATATATCGATGAATAATAAAGCAATCATTGATAGATTAAACGAATATAAAAGTCGTATAAAAATTGCTTATTTTTTTGGATCTAATAAAACAAAAATACAAGCATGTAATGCTGATTTGGATAAAATCAACGGTTGGGATATCGTTATGTTAGCTTCAGATGATCAAATACCCATTATTAAGGGATATGATGATATTATCCGTAGTGACATGAATGAATATTTTAGAGATATGGATGGTGCTTTATGGTATAGTGATGGAGGACAAAATAACATAAACACACTTTCTATTTTAGGTAAAAAGTATTTTGATAGATTTAATTATATATATCATCCCGATTATGTTAGTCTTTGGTGTGATAACGAACATACAGATGTAGCAACACAATTAAAGAGAATATATCGTTCTGATAAAATTATTATAGAGCATCAACATCCAGTTTACCAAAAAACAAATTACGATGAACTTTATGTTAGAAATGAATCATACTTTAATATAGATAAAGTAACTTATTATGAAAGAAAAGAAAGAAATTTTGATTTAGATTTAAATGAACCTTTGTTTTCTATATTAACACCTTCTGTTCCTGAAAGAATAGACTCTCATTTAAAACCTCTTTTAGAAAAAATAGAAAAACAAATAGGAGATAAAAGGGTTGAACATGTTATATTATTAGATAATAAAAAACGATCTATAGGAATGAAAAGAGAAGCTTTAGTTGAAATAGCTAAAGGAAAGTATATGGCATTCGTTGATGACGATGATGATATTTCAGATGATTATGTATCTTCTATATTAGAAGCTATTAAAACAAATCCAGATGTTGTTACTTTTAAGCAAAAATGTTTAGTAAATGATAATCACCCTTCTATAATAAATTTTTCTTTAAAAAATAAAGTAAATCAAGAGTATTATCCTGGTGGTGTTATTGATAGAAAACCATTTCATGTATGTGCATGGAAGTCTTCTATAGGTAAAAAGTATAAATTTACAGATAAAAACTACTCAGAGGATTGGTTTTGGGCAGAACAACTCGTAAAAGAAGCTAAGACAGAAATCCATGTAGATAAAGTTTTGCATACATATGTTTACAACGACAAGATAAGCACTACTCCTTTAAGTAAGCAATAATATGAATAATTTAACACTAGGAATATTAACATATAATGCTCCTAAAACTCTAAAAAGAACATTAGAAAATATTTTTACAAAAAATGTTAATACTCTATTCAATCAAATACTAGTATATGTAAATCCATCTTCAGTTACAAAAGAAACTGAAGATGTCATAAAACAATTTAATATAGAAAGTCATATTGCAGATTCTAATAAGTGGATTGCTGCTGGTTTTAAATATCTAGTAGAAAATTGCAGTTCTGATAATATTCTTTTATTAGAAGATGATTTTTTTATTATAGAAGATGATTTTAATAAAATTAATGACATCTTAAAAACAGGAACAGATTTAATTCATAGAAAAGTAGCAGACGTTGCTAGACTTAGAAGTAGAAAATCTCCAGGAAATCCTTTGTATTCAAGATGGCTTTCGGGACAAGAACATAAATGCATGACTCATTTAGGAGAATGTACACACTGGAGAGAAAATCCACATAAAGACTTCCCTGAACATTGTGAGATGATAAATGAATCTCCTGTTTGGTATAAATTTAAATCTGAAAATGCAAATTTTACAAATAATCCTTGCATTTGGAGAAAAGAATTTTATAAAGAACATATAATACCTAAATTTTGTATAGATAATACAGATATTGAAACCGCAGCAACTTCTTGGTGGACTTCTCAAGAATTTAGTGTAATAACAGGAGATGGCTTATTTTGCCATGATCGATTAGATGGAAAATAATTTAAATATAGCGTTTTTATTTGCTTGGATGCCCGATGAAAAGTGGTCAACTCCGCTTTCTATAGTAAATGAGTGTAGAAAAAGAAATATAAAATGTAGAATATATTCTTTGTATGATAAGAATAAAAGATATACATCAGCAGGATTAACTGCTTTATATCAACATATTCAAAGTGGAGAATATAAACCAGATATTCTTTTTCATATGGATTATGGTGAATTTGATCATCCATTATTAGATAAACAGTATTTTCCAAACATATATACCGTATTAGAAGCTGGTGATGATCCACAACGATTTAATAACAACTATTCAAAAGCATACAAATTTGATTTAGTACTGACTCCAGATTTAGTTTCTTTAAATGAATATAAGAAACATGAAATAAATGCTATATATTGGACTCATTTTGCAGATGCAATTGATGGAGTAGAAAATATCGATATAAAACCGTCTTTTGATTTAGTTAGTACTAGAGGGGATGGTGATACTCCATTTTTAGATCAAATTAAAAACGTTTTAGGTAATAGATTTTCAAATAAAAGAGATTTTAATATACTTCAAAGAGATATATTGAGTAGTGGAAAGATTGTAATCCAAAATAGCAGATACAAAGAAGTTACAAGAAGAATATTTGAAGGAATGTATTGTAATAGAATGGTTATAACAGATAGATTATCAGAAGATAGAGGATTAGAGCTTCTTTTTAAAGATGGTGAAGATATAGTTTATTATGATAGTTTGGAAGATGCTATAGATAAAATAAATTATTATTCTAAGAATGAAAAGGAAAGATTAAGAATAGCAAATAATGGATATCAAAAAGTCTTGAACAATCACACTACTATTCAACGATTGGACTCTGTATTGAACAATTATTATGAGTTTCGCAATAGGAATAACAACATTTAAAGCTCGATTAAAAAGAGTACAATCTCTTGTTAATTTTATAAGAAGTAAGGGAGATTGGCCAATTGTTTTGGCAGTTAATGGAGAATATAAATGTCCGTTTGATGAAAATTATCGCAAAGATATTTTACAATTAGCAGCAAATACTAAAAATTGTATGATTTCTATGTTTCCAGAATTTAGAAGTCTATCTAAACTATGGAATACTCTTTTAATAACAAGTCCGTGTGATTGGAATTTTATTTTAAATGATGATGTGATTATTTCAGAAGGATTTTCATTTGAAGCTTTAGAAAATGTTTCAAAACAAGATTCCGAAGAAAATATATGTGCGATAAATGGTTCTTGGTCTCATTATTTTGTAAATAGAAAACTAATAGCAAAAGTTGGTTGGTTTGAAGAACGTTTATTGGGAATAGGGGAAGAAGATACTGATATGTTTTGGAGAATACAATCGTCTGGTAAATGTATTTACAAAACAGAAATGCCTTTTATAGTAAACTATCATGATGGTAGTAAGGTAGAAGGAGTTAAATCTGGAATTATGCATTATACTGCATATAATAGAGATTTTATTTTTAATAAAAAATATTCTAATACAGATTCTGGAATAGAAGGTATGTTTGGTATGCCTATGAAAAGAGAATTAAAAGATATCAATTCATATCCAAATGAAACTTTTTATTGGGAAAATAAATTTTTGTTAGATTGATTTTATTTAAAGTTGTTATATACTTTAAATGTGAAAAAAGTTATTTTTAAGAAAATTTCTATTAAAAATTTTTTATCTATTGGAGATAAATCAATAGAATTGGATTTTGATAGTGGAATATCTCTAATAACAGGAATAAACAGTGATAAAGGCGGGAGAAACGGAGTTGGTAAAAGTTCTCTTGTAGAATCTGTTTATTGGTGTTTGTTTGGTTCTACTATAAGAGATATTAAAAAAGATAAGGTAATCCATAATCAAACAGACAAAAATTGTGTTGTTGTTATGGAGTTTATTATAGAAATAAACAATAAATCAAAGAAATATAAATTAACAAGATCATTAGAACCCACTAAAATCGTATTATTAGAAGATGGTAATGATATAACTCTCTCTACTATGCCAAAGACTGATGAGCTTATTAAAGAGCTTATAGGAGCAAATGAAGAGGTGTTTCAGAATGCAGTTATAATGACTGCAAACAATACATTACCATTCATGGCTCAGAAAAAAATAGATAAGAGGAAATTTGTGGAGGGTATTTTGAATCTAGGCATTTTTGGTCAGATGTTATTGAAGACTAGAGCGGATTATAATGAATATAAAAAGGAAAATGATATATTAGGATCCGTTTTTTCTACTCAAAATAAAAATTTAAGTCTTTATCAGAGTCAGATTGAGAAAAATAAAGAAATAAAAACACAAAAGATTGAAAGTTTAAAAAATAAAATACTAGATAACAATAAAAAGATTGATTTGTATATAGATAATAGTTCTATAGAAATTAAAATACAAGAAAAAAGAGATTTTATAGTATCGAAGGAAGATTCTACTTTAAAATTAGAAGATGGATTGTTAAAAATAGAAAATGAACTGCAAAAGTTGTTCAAAGATCAGTTGGAATCTGATTTTGAGATTAAAAATATAAAAGAACGTATTTCTGAAGCTAAAAAGAAGGAAGGTACTTGCCCGACATGTAAAAAAAAGTATGAAAATGATGATATTTGCATAGATATTAATGATTTAAACGAAAAACTATCAACAAATTTAGACAAAAACGAAAAAATAAACAAAAAAATTTCTACATTTGCTGATAAAAAGCGTACATTAAAGTCTGCAATATCTTCTAATAAGTTTGAAATTGAAAAATTAAATAAAGAAATTCAACAATTATTAGTAGATTCAAAAGAAATTTATCATTTAAAGGATAAAAATGACGAATTACTTAAAGATATAGAAGAAATTAAAAATTCTAAAGATAATGTGGATGATCTCATAGAAAATGTTAAAAAGGAAATAAAAGAAAGTGAAGATAAAATACAAAAACTTCAAAAACAACTTTTAATTTTAGAAACTGCTAAATTTGTAGTTTCTGAAGAGGGTGTGAAGTCATATATTGTTAAAAAAATGCTTTCTGTGTTGAATTCTCAACTTAATTTTTATTTAAAAACACTAAATGCTCCATGTACTTGTGAATTTAATGAATTATTTGAAGAAACTATATACAACTCTAACGGAAAGGAATGTTCATATTTTAATTTTAGTGGTGGAGAAAGAAAACGTATAGATATTGCAATATTATTCATGTTTCAAGACATATTAAAACTTCAGACTGGTGTTTCTTTTAATATTAGTATGTACGATGAGTTATTTGATTCTGCTTTAGATGAATCTGGAGTTTTTAATGTTATGGATGTTTTAAAAGATAGAGTTGAAAAGACTCAAGAAACTATATACATAATTTCACATAATAAAACCGCTTCGTCTATGACATTCACAAATACAATTTTATTAGAAAAGAAAAACGGAACTACGTTTATAGTTACTTGATTTTTATTTAAATGTTTGTTAGTATATTATAAAATTATATGATAAAGATTAAAAATCCTTCTGCTATTGAATCCAAGACAGAAGTTCCTATTAGTGAAAATATTGTCTATCAATATAAAGCACTTTCTTCGGGAATTCCAAATCCTCCACATGGAATTCCAGCAGGAATTCCAAAATATGCTTATGTGGAAAATGTAGTTGTAAGTGTTCCTAAGCAAAAACCTGTTCAAATGCCAGAAGAAAATCTTCCGAGAAGTATAAACTACTATGCTGATTATGGTGGATGTGGATTTTGGAGAATGATATGGCCAGAATTTTGTTTAAATTCATATAATAAATCGGTTATTAGCGGATTGACTTGCATGGTATTGGATCTTAGGTTTTATCAAAACATTAAAGCAATACGAATGCAAAGACAAGCAACAACTGCACAAGCAGCATTTGTAATGGAATTGCATAAAGCAAAATCACAATTTGGTTATAGACTAATTTATGAAGTCGATGATATCGTCTTCAAAGACGATATTCCTGATTATAACAGATGTAAAGAAGCGTTTGTGGAACAAACTATTGTAGATAATATTTTAAATATTATGGGGATTGTTGATGAGATTACTGTTACTTGTCCTTATATGAAAGAATATTATATAAACAAGACTGGAAACAAAAATATTACAGTAATTCCGAATTATGCACCTAAGTTTTGGCTTGATAGGTATTATCACAAAGATCGTATAGAAAAATTATATGATAAAAATAAAAAACGTCCTAGAATTTTATATGCAGGATCAGGAACACATGTAGATGTTACCAATAAAACTGGTATGCAAGATGACTTCTCGCATGTTGTAGATGAAATTATAAAGGCTAGAAAGAAATTTAAATTTGTTTGGAAGGGTTGTTATCCTTTAGCAATCAAACCATTCATTGAAAATGGAGAAATGGAGTATGTTGATTGGTCACCTCTATTAGATCTTCCTAAGAGTTTATATGATACAGGATGTAATGCGGTGTTTGCTCCTATTTTGGACAATGTTTTTAATAAATCTAAGAGCAACATTAAAATGATAGAAGCAGGTGCGTTTGGAATGCCAGGTGCATATCAAAATCTATGCACTTATAGTGATGCAAAAATTAAATTCGATAATGGAAAGGATTTAATTTCTCAGTTGGAATATATCACGTCTGATGTGAGTCGATATATGAAATTATCTCAAGAAGCTAGAGAATTTACCGAAGGATTGTGGTTAGAAGATCATCTTGATGAATATCAAGCAATATATACAACAGCATGGGGATCTAAGGAAAGAAATGCACTTGCTCCTAATCTTATAAAATTAAATCCCGATCAAAAGGCATAAAATACTTGCTTTTATCTGAAATTTAAAATATATTGGGTATATGGCATGGAGAAACATATACTATGATGGTAAAGATCAGTTAATTCATCTTTGGACTTGGGATGAATATGGTAATCGTATAAAGATAGAAACTAGTTACGAGCCATATTTATATATAGAATCTACTCAAGGAACTAATGCTGTATCTGTTTTTGATACTCCTTTAAAGAAGATAACATTTAAGAATCAGTTTGAAAGGAGCAAATATGTAAATGACACTCCGATTAAACGATTGTTTCATAATATTTCTTGTGAACAAGAATTTCTTCTAAGCACTTATAAAGATGAAATTGACAAGCCAACTTTTGGTGAGAATCCTTTAAAGATATATTTTTTTGATATCGAAACCTATTCTACAGGTGCCTTTCCTGTTCCTGAAAAGGCATTAGATCCTATTAATCTAATAACAATTTATAACACATTAGATAATACCTTTTATACTTGGGGAACTAAGAAATACACCGCTAAAGAAGATAATATAAAATATTTTTATTGTTCTAATGAGATTGAATTGATTCAACGATTTCTTTCCTTTTGGGAAAAGGAACCTCCAGATATGTTAGTTGGTTGGAATTCTAGTGGATTTGATATTCCTTACATCATGACTAGATTTATAAATCTTCTTGGAGAAGAAGATGCTGCTAGATTGTCTCCCGTTAATAAGATATACTATAGAGAAAATGTAGGAACTGATAAGTTTGGAAAACAAATTAATCGGTGGTATATAAGAGGTCTTAGTTGTATTGATTATATGGAAGCATATAAGACATTTGCTAGAAATGATAGAGAATCTTATTCGTTGGGTTATATTGGACAGTATGAGCTTGGCGAAACTAAAGTTAATATTGGAGCAACGAATTTATCTACATTATCAGATACTGATTGGAATAAATTTGTTGATTATAATATACAAGACGTAAGACTTCTTGTAAAACTTGATAAGAAGTTGAAGTATCTAAATTTGATTAGAAATGTTTCATACAAAGGATTTATTCAATTTGAACAATCAATGGGAAAGGTATCTCTTATTACTGGAGCAATTGCCCATCAAGGATTGATGGATAATTTGATAATGCCAACCTTTAAGACGGATGATATTGTTTCTGAGTATGTTGGTGGGTATGTACATGATCCAGAAAGAGGATTAAGCAAATCCGTAGTTAGTTATGATGCAAATAGTCTATATCCAAACACTATCATATCTTTAAATGTCTCTCCAGAGACTAAAATAGGAAGAATAATAAACGTACAAGATAAAAATTATACATTGAAACTTTCCAATGGAAAAACAGTTATTTT